CAGCCTTCGCAGCAAAGTCGTTAATCTCCGACAGCAACACAGCGTTCTGCTGCTGTTCCTGCTGCTGCTTCCACGTCAGCACTTCACCGCGAACCTGCGCCAACTGGTTCTGCAAGGCGTAAAGGTTTTGATCAACAGCCGGGGCAGGCTGCACCCCGCCGAGGTTTACCCCGTACTGCTGCGCCAACTGCTGAAAGTACGCCACGCGCTGTTCAGGCGAGGACGTGCGGAGGGTGTAGTCCGCTTCCATCAGCGCCTTTACCGCTTGCGCGGGCTTGATGCCAAGACCCGCAATCGTAGTCTCGTAAGGCGCAATGGCCTCCTTCATTTCGTCGGCAAAGGTCGCCTTCGACAGCAACGGCTCGACGCCTTTACGCATCTGCTCCTCGCGCTGCCATGCGTATTCCTGAATCTTGGGGTCGGCCTTCGCCCAATACTCGTGATAATCCTTCTTCCACGATGCCGGGGGCTTGCGCCACACGGGTTCCTCGGCAGGCTCCGTGACGGGTTCAGCGGGTTCAGCCTTTACCTTCGGGGCAAACCGCCCCGACTCGTCGCGCACCGTTTCAACGGGCTTCGGGGTTTCGGGCTGTTCGCCCGACAACTCCGCTACGGTTTCCACGCCCTCAAACTGCTCTGCCAACTTTTCGCGCCGGGTGTCTTCCATCACTTTCTCCTGTGGGGATCATTGGTGAATCGCGCATTGTCACGCAGTCTGTCGAGGATGCGATTAGCCTCGGCGTGCGTCATGCTCTGAACTTGTGCAATCAACCGCTCTTTACGGGTGTCCTTTATCTCAGGGGCGCGGTAGTGCTTGGTCGGGTCATCGTTGCCGACCTCCACGCAGCCGTAAGCCTTCAGCATCCGACGATGCTGCGACCGGGACGTGACCATCTTGCCGTCGAGCATGGACTTGTAGGGCGTGATATCGGGCTGAACGTAGTGGTATTGCCCACCCTTGCCCTTTACCCGCTCGACCAACTCGCCGTCATTCCAAACGTAGGTGCGTTTCATAAAAGCAACAGTACCTCCTCGTCATCCATTTCCAGATACGCCGCATAAATCTTTTCGGCAGCGTCCAAGTCGTTCAGCAGCGCGTCCCAATCAAGCGATGGGACAGCCGTAGACGCTTTTACAGCCGGTTTGGTGAACGGGGCGACTATCGCCTCGACTACCTGCGGCCTGTCCTCTAGCAGCGTTTCGTATGCGTCCTGAATCTGCGCTCGGCGGCGCTTTCGCGCCTCGGTGTCATCGTCAAACTTCCTGCGCCGCTTTTGATCGCCGTCGTGGGTGTCGATGACCACGATGGGCGTACCCGAGTAAAGCAGATTGGCGTTGTTCCCCGTGTACGAGTACACCCCGCCATCCGCAACAAGCGTATACGCCCCTGCGGTTCCGTACGTCAGCGTGGCATTGTTGCCGGTATACGAGTAAACACCGCCATCGGCTGACAGGACACGGTTAACCCGTAGCGTGGCATCGTTGCCGCTGTACGAGTAAACCCCACCCGCAGCGGTGAGCGTGTATGCCCCCGCCGCAGGTTGGTTGAACAGCAGTAAAAGGCTCACTCGGCCTCCGTCTGCATCGGCACAGCGAAGCCGCCGCGCTCGTCCTCCGTCAAGGCAACCGCTACACCAAGCGCAATCAGCGCAGCGCCGTCAGCATCGGACACGATAGCCAACTGTCCGGCTTGCAGCACTTCGCCATACAACTCGGTATCGAGCGCAATAAGCACTTTCATGCAAAGAACACATCACCCACAATGTCGTTAAGACCCACCGCCGCGTTGTCCGCATCAGCCGCGCCCGTGACCGTGGTCAGCCCGATACCCGTGGCGAATGCAATGCCGCCTTCGATGTTGAATGTGTTGACGTTGTTGGGCGGGATTGCAATCGTTCGCACAACGCCAGTACCAGCCGTGGGCGTCGTTGTCTGATTGTGCAATTTGACGTATCGCCACGCCGCGTTCGTATTCGCCAGCGACCAGCCAATTACGCGACCGGGCGATCCTTTGACAATCGTCGCATTCGTCGTGGCGGCAGAAACGAGGTGCGTACCGGACGCTGCGCCCGTGGCATTGGCGCGGTACTGCTGGCCCACATCGCCAATCGCAGCGGTACCTGCCGCAATGGTGGCGTTGGCGACAGTCGCCGTGACCGTGCCGGAGACAGGCTGCGTCGGGCCAGCGGTAGCCTGCACGACAGGGAGCGCCGCCTGCGTACCGAGCGGACGCACACCCGCAAGGTAGGTCGGGACGTTGCAATTGTCCTCGACCGCCACGAAGCCGACCGTCCAAGTGGTCGTGGAGGCGGGAGCGGTCGAGCCGTTGAACGACCACAAATAGAAATACAACTCAATGTCATCGTCGGGGATGTTTTCGATGCGTGAGGCGCGGGTCGTGACGGTCGGCGTGGTACCGGACGCGACGAGCGTATCGGCCCAGTTGATGTTGCGCCCGTCTGCGTAGGTCTGCATCACATGACCGGGGCTTGCAGTCGTGTTGATGGTTGCAGTCGTGTCGCCGCTGTTCCAGCCACGCCGCTGCGCGTCTACCGAGGCGTTGGTCGCCGTCGTGCCGCTGTAGAGCGTGCGGATGTAGTTCCAGCCGAACAGATCAACCGTGCAAGAGCCGGACGCAGGCCAGCCCGCCACCGTGAAGTTGATGGTGTCTACGCTCGGGATCGACGCAATCGCGTAGCGCCCCGGCACACCGTTCGCGCCGCTGATTGCGCCGACGAACATGAACTGCCCGACATTGTTGGCGGTGAATCCGTGCGCGGTCTTGGTAACGGTGATACTCGTCGCGCTGTTGATGGTGCAGGACAAGCCCTCGCCAATTCTATCGGCCAGCATCGCCACGAAGTTTTGGTTAGCAATGCGCTGCGAGAGGACGGTCTTGTGACGCGCCGTGAGCGACCCACGGAACGAGGTCGTGGAGCGGGCGAGGAACTCGCTATTGGCCGTCGTGCCAGTCGTGACGAGCAGGTTGCTCGACCCCTGTGTGACACCCATGCCCGTACCGAGTCGCCGCTGCGTGAACTCGGACGCAAGCAGGCTTGACCCGGTATCCGCGAAGCCGACCGACCAGATATCGGCGGGAGACTGACGCACGACCGCGCCACCGTCACCGAACAACGGGTGGCTCGTCCGCACGCGCATATGCGTTGTCGAGTCGGCAAGGCCGTCCGACACCTTCATGCGCTGGTATTGCGCCCCGGCAATATCGTCGGTGGCGACCGATTCACCAGTACCCGGCAGAATTACGTTGTCAGCCATAGTTTTTAACTCAGCGTGATGGCAGCGCCAGTAAAGTCAACGGTAAAGGTTTCGGTGTTCGCCATCGTGATAGACGAGCCGTAATCCCACCAGCCAACAAGCGGATCACCCGCCACGGTGTCATCAAACAGCACGACATAGCGGAACGGGCCAACGCTGCCCGATGCCGTCATCACCAAGTCCGCAAGGACAAGCGTGAAGGTGCCGCCCGTCTGCGATGCGCTCGTCGTGGAGACATTACGCGACGAGAGGTTGGTATAGGAAATCTGCGTGATATCAGCCAACACGCTGTTAGTTGCAACAGGCGCGGAGTTGGTCAGGGCAATCACGAACTGGTCGGTGGCAAGGTTCGCCGCCTCGACCATCGTATCGGCCCACGCGTTGAACTTGTTGTAGGTAGCCATGTTTGCCTCAATTCATCGTCTGCTGATCGCGGACAATCTCAACGCCCGCAGCCCGACCGTCAGCGCCGCGAACGATGCGCTTGGGTGCGTACATCGCCTGCATCGCCGTCTGCAGGTAGGCCAAAGTCTCGGCGTATTGCTGCGCCTGCTGCGCCTGCATCTGCTGCAAGCCCTCCATCGCCTGCCGCAAGTCGTTGTTGACCGTCTGCGCCATCGCTTGCGTCTGCGAGGCTTGCGCTTCAATGTTGGGAAGGTCAACACCGGGGTTGGCAGAGATACGCGCCACAAGGATTTTCGTCTGCGCGTCGAGATTGGCTTTCCATTTCTCCAACTCGGTCTTGTTCTGCATTTCCTGCGCCTTCAACTGCGCTTCAAACTGCATCCGCTGCGCCTCGGCCTGCTGTTCAGCGGCGATACGCTGTTGCTCCATCTGCAACTTGGCGCTCTCAACCTGCTGCGCGGCCTGCATCTTCGCCTGTTCCAACTGCATCTGAACCTGCGCCTTCTGCTGCTCGACCTGCGCTTGACCCTCTGCGGCTTGCTGCTCAGGCGAGGGCTGACCCTGCGCCGCCTTCATCTGCTCCATCGCCTGCTCAATGGCACCCTCTAGCGGACGCGCCTGCTTGAACGCCTGAACGCCGAACTTCATCAGTTCAGACATAACCGGAGCCATCTCAGGACGGGCAACGGCAACCGGCAACGCCTGCTGCATGAACCCGCCGAACGCCTGCAAGAACTCCATGCGGTCTTGCTTCATCTGCGCTTCGTCAATCTGGACGAGGCTATCCGCAGCAACGTCGATGCGGAAGTTACGCAGCGGGCTGTCCTGCAACAACTCTAGCGCCTGCGGGATGACAGCCTTATCCGCGTCTGACATCTGCTCGGCAGCGGCATACGCGAGGATGGTCTGCGGCTGGAATTTGGTGCAGATGATCTGCGCCTTCAACCGCAGCAGTTCCGTGGCAAAGAGCGCCACATCCTCTTGCATCGACCGCAAGCGGAGCGAGGCATACTGCCCCTTAATCTGCTGCGCCGTCGCCGTCTCACTTGCCGCAGTCTGACCCCGGATAATGTCCGAGATACCCGTAATCTCGTAAATCTGACCCTTGATTTGCTCACGCGCCGAATAGCATTGAATCAGCGCACCGGCAATCTGATCAATAGGCAGCAGGTCGACCGACCCCTTCAGCCCGCCCTTCTCGCTAAACGCCATCCACTTGTCGACCGGGATAAGCGCATTGTTTTCGCCCTCGGTCAGCAATCGCTGCAAAGCCGGTTGCGATGCGTCATACACGCCGCGAACGCGCAGAGCCTTAACCAGTCCGTCGATGCGGTCAGACAGGATATCCAACTCGGCGGCTTGGTCTTGGTAAAGCGTGAAGTCCGGCACCGGAACCAGCGTGTCGCTCGTCGTGGTGGCGTACAGCGGGCGAGGGCAAGGAAAAAAGCCTTCCAGACCAAGCGGGTCGTCGCGCTCGTCGATGATCTGCGGGTAGCCCTTGCAGAACCAGAACACGCGCTTGGTGGTCTTGTCCCACAGTTCGCATATCTTGGCGCGGTTGTTTACCCGCTTGCGCTCGTTGTAGGCGTTAAGCGGCTCAGGGCCAGAGTCCAGCGGGATGACCTTTGCCTTGTCCTCTCCGAAACGCTCTACGAGGGCTTCATGGGTCATGTACACCCACCGCCATACGCAGGTCACTTCCTCCCACGTCCGCGCCGTAGAGTGTCCAAAGTCCTTCCAATGGACGTAATCGGCGGGGGCGCACTCGTATTCGATGCGCTCCAAATCCGCGCCCTCGACGTCCTCGGTCGCCTGCAACCCTTCATCGCCCACGCCGATGCGCGTAACGTGCGGCTCGTACCGCACCCATGCGATGCCGCGACCGGGGAGGAACCTGTCCTCGACCGCATACCGCATGGCAGCGCGGAAATCGGGGTAATGCTCAATCTCAAAGTCTAGCGCCCGCTCGACAAGCGTAGCCGCTACACGCCCTACCGGATCGTTGTCGCCAAACCGCCGCGATACATCGGCCTTCGGCAACCGGGCGAACACCGCAGGCACAAGCGTCTGGACATTCGACCAGAGGATGTTGAACTTGGCGGTTTCGTTGTTCGTCTGCCCGCGAGTGTCATCGCGGTACCGCTTCAGAATCTTCTTCGCCCGCGCTTCCCACTTGCCAAACTCGGAGTCATACGACGCGATGACGCCGAGCCACTTTTGCACGGGGCTGGTTTCAATTTCCATCATTCGCGCCTCAAGATTTTGACCTTCTTTTCCTCACCGGGGAACACGACAAAATTGCGCGTTCCGGTGCCGTCCTTACCGCGACTGCCTGCGTCTAGGTAGCGAATGCCGGGGATTCCTGCCTCTTGAAGCAACTTTGATGCTTTTACGCTTTCTGCATTGGCGCGATTAGACAAATTCATGCTCAATAGCCGATATGCTTCGCCCATTGTTTTTGTTTCGCCTTCAATGCCTGCGCTTGCATATGGAGTTTTTGCGTATTCAAGCATTGCGCGAATTTGTTTGTTTTTTGACTTTTCCAATGCCGCTAATATGCTTGGCGACTGCTCACTCAACGGCTTATCCCAATCAAGCATACGGTCAATCATCTCGTCGGGGAGGTCGAGGGTGTAGAGGTGGCCGCCAGTTTCAACGGTTGCGCCTTTCCTTCGCCATTCCCGAGCAATTTCTATCGCTTTTGCGTAATTTTCATTGCGCGGTCCATACTGCCCGCCCAATCGGTCAATAGCGGTGCGGAACGGATCTTCGTGCTGCCCGTCGTGTGCAGCAAGGATTTCATTAATAGCGATTGATTCGGGGTCGTTTACGGAGCCTTGCCCGCGCTTTGCGGCAATTTTTTTCCCGTCTATCAAAATTACATCTTCTGACAATGCTTTCCGGTAAGTCTCGCCAATGTTTCTGTTTTCGGCTATGTAATGCCCATGCCCGTAAGCCTGCGCTCCCTCGCCCGTACCAATCTTCGACGAGTCAAGTTCGCCCAACGGATTGTCTGGCGTAGGCTCAAACTTGTGCGGGGAGCCTTGATAGCCCTCCAGTTCCAACATCGGCCCACGGCGCAACGCAGACGCAAGGCGCAGCGGGTTGATAACCTCACCCGCAAATTGACCCATCGCCCGAGGGCTTTCAAACGCATTTACGATGGGGTCAACAAGAACCGCTTTGCCCGTCTGGATCGGTTGCGTTATTAATCCTTTGCCCAATGCGCCAAAGCCTTGCGCCGTGGCATCAAGGCGCGGCGTAGGGGCGCGGGCAGCGGCGGCATCGGAAAACTCTGCGGTGTTCATCCGTCCGATGTTGGGGTCGCTCGTCAAGGCTTCGTAGGCCATACCGCCAACGTCACGCGCACGATTGGCAAGCGTACCCGCTACGCCAGAGCCGAACTCTGCCGCCCGGTCGCGCATGGCACCGAGGTACTCCAGCGCAGCAGCGATGCGGCGACGGTCAGCCATTACGCCGAGAAGATGCCCACAGCGGCGACAGTCACGCCCGCGCCCGTGGTCACGCGCCACGCACCCGAGGCGCTAACAGCGTTCACCTCTAGGCTATACACGCCGACCGGGGTGGTGGCTGGCATCGTAAAGACCGTGATTGCGTTGTCGAGAATCGTAACCGTCGAGGTGGCGGCGGTGTTCACAACAACGATAATGCGGTGCAGGTAGTCACCGATTGCACCCGTGCCGCCGAGGACTTGGTTAGTCTGCGAGGCCGCGACCGTTTCGTATTGGAAGCGGTAGGGATCAGCCGTACTCATATCCGTGTTCTCCGACTCGTCTGCGCCGTCGCCCACATATCGTTGAGCGTAGCGGTGTTGGTTGGCCCGACCATCAGCGGTCGAGGTTCCGCAGGGCGCTCCGTTGTCGGCGCGTCCTCTCTGTATGCCAATGCTAGCATACGAAATGCGTCTGCCGGATGCGAAGCCCAATCGTGGCGCGGCGTCTGCCTAAACGCTTTCTTGTCCTCGTCGTACTCGCGCTGATACTGCCGCAACGCTTCGATGCCGTCCCTGCACCCGTCCTCGTTGAACCAGCAGCGCGGCAAGACCTGACGCACCGCTTGGATGCCGTCCTGCACGGACAGTTCAGGCACCACGGCAAGGTTCGCAAAGCCTAGATGCGATGCCAGTTGTTCGATGATGCTTTTACCCGCAGCCGCTAGCGTCTTTGCTCTAGCGTCATGCGGCAAGTAGTGTTTGGCGTAGCGGTAGGGCTTTACCTTTACGGCATCCGCTATCTGCTCAATGCTTGCGCCGCTGACCGAGTAAAAGTCGATGACGCGCACCTCGCCGCGCAGCACTTGGTAAAACCAGATGGCGGTATCGTCCTTGTAACCCAAGTCCCATGCGGTATAGACCTTTAGATGCTCGTCGTGCTTGACGCGCCCGATGCGTCCCTGATCTTGCGCCTCGCGCATTTCTTTACCGTAGAACGCGCCGAGGATGGCGGCTTCAAAAGAACACTCGTATTCCTGCAAGTACTGGTCTTCGCTCAATTGCGCCCGTGCTGCGTTGAGTTCCGACACCGGCAGCAGGCCGCTTGTCGAGGCCGGGAGCCGCAGCATGAACCACTCGTCGGGTATCCGCTGCGCCGTCTGGTAAATGTCCCAAAATTGATTCTTGCCCTTTGGCGTACCGGCGAATACCGCCCACCCCTGCTTGTCCGATAGCGCAGGGCGTATGACATTACCGAACACCGAGGGCCGAAAGTCGCCGTACTCGTCGAGGTAAATGCCGCTGAAGCCTAGACCGCGCATGGCATCCGCGTTGTCTGCGCCGAACAGCCCGACCTTTGCGCCGTTGAGTAGCGTTAGGGTCATCATCTGCTCGTTAGCGTCCGCGATCAGCGGGGCGGCGTAGAACTTGAAGTAGTCCCACGCGATGCGCCTAGCCTGATTCTGGTAAGGCGCGACATACCCGAACAAACCGTTAGGCCCGGTATACATCACGGCAGCGCGGATAATGTCGTTTACCGCTGCGACTGTTTTACCGGCTCTGCGATGCGCGACGAGGCAGGCCCACCGCTTCGTGCGGCCGTGGAAAGGGAGAAACGCCCGCCGTGGGTTGTACGGCAGGACGATTTCAGTCAACGGGATTGCCCCATGTGATTACTATGCGCTGCGCTTCGCCGTCCTTGCCCGTGACCTCGCTGCGCTGCAACTTCGGCACATGGTATTCCAGCAACGAGGTAAAGCAGCCGAACGCCGCCTCTGCTCCACGGTCGCGGTGTATCTCGTCTAACCACCCCTGTAGGCGGTCTGCGTTGCCGTCCACGAATCGCGCTATAGCCTCCCGTGCGGCGGCTGTGGCCTTGTTAGGGCTACCTTTGGGGCGACCTGCTGGCATAGGTAAATATTCCTGAATTGTTTATTGTGTGAAACAATAGCCGTGTTTATGCGCGTATTGTATCAAAGCAGCCTGCGTGCCGCACCAATCCGCGCTTCGGCAATCTTGACATACTCGGCGTCTCGTTCGATGCCGATGAAGTCAAAGCCTTCCAGCATCGCGGCTTTACCCGTTGAGCCTGACCCCATGAACGGATCAAGGACGGTGCCGCCCGGTGGGGTGACGAGGCGGCAAAGGTAGCGCATCAGGTCGGTGGGTTTGACGGTGGGGTGTGTGTTTTTCCGCATGGTAATGCTTCCCATGCTTCCATCGCGGCGACCAGACATTCCGCCTGCCACGCCTGCCACGCCTTCATCGCGGTCTTTCGCGCTCGCCTTCGCGCAGTAGAAGAAGCGGGCGGCAGAGCCGGAGTCGCCATAGCCGAGGTCATCCATTGGCGGCTTTGGAAATATGCCGCCGAAAGTGTGACCGCCGCTGTTGCGCCTAACAGCCGTGCCGCCTTTTGTGTCAGGAAACAGCCCCACCACCTCCTCGCTGCCGTCGTGTATCAAGTTGGCGGGCCAGCGGCCAAGTCCGTTACTGTTGTCGATAAGTCCCGCCTCTCGCTGGACGATGTAACTGGACCCCTCGGTGCGTGCGTTGTTAAATCGGCCCAACGCCTCACCCGTCGCCACCCTGCACCCATCCACATTCAGCGCACCCGTGCCGTGCGCCAACACATTCTCGGCTACCGTGCCGATAAGCGGCTTGCGGGCTACGGTGATAGGTTCCAGCGCGGGTTTCAGGGCGGTACCCCATCCGGCCCACTTGCGGGCGGCGGGTGTGGCGGGGGCGGTGTAATTGTATTGCCCAGACGAAGTGTCTAGCGCATTCCACCCGCTGCCTTGCCCCAAATCAGACAAGGACACTTTTCGAATGCCCACCACCTCCCGCTCCGCGCCCGCCGCCTTATCAATCGCCTTCGATACATCCAGCGATTTCGGAAACCCGGACGCATATACCCAAGCAATCATGTCGCGTATTTCAAACCCCGCATCTTCAATCCGTACCGCCATCCGATGCTGTGTTCGCGTACCGGCAAAGGCGAGAAGATGCCCGCCCGGTTTCAGCACCCGCAAACACTCGCGCCATATCGCCTCGCTCGGTACATCGTAATCCCACCGCTTGCCCATAAATGACAAGCCATAGGGCGGGTCGGTCACGATGGCATCAACGGAGTCGGCGGGCAGCGTCCGAAGCACATCCAGACAATCCCCCGTGTAAATCATCGGCAATGCTCCGGTCTTATCGCCAACTGGTAAAGTTCCCGCAACTGCCTCACCGTCGCCTCGGGATCGCGTGCCTCTATCCACTCGCCGCGTGG